ATTTAGGACAGGAGAGGTTAGTATATATATCATACTCTGGATGGAACTCTTCGTCAAGGTCTGCGTCACCACCCCAAATTAATTCTGCACCACAATGCCAACAATTCATTATTTACTCCTTAATTTATAAAGTATTTTTCCAAAGAATTATAATTAATCATCACTTGACTTGAGTAAGATTCTGGATCTTTCCCTCTACCATCAACTTGCATGTTCATAAGAGGTGACTTATCCCATCTACGTTGATACTGATATATTTCATGATGTTCAGTAGCAATGAGCCATGATTTTAAACAGTGATCTGGATCTTCCTTTGGTGGAACAATAAATCCTACCCAAAGAGGAGTACCAGTTAATGTACCATCAAGAACATCATCACCATAACCATACCTTTCCTTAAACAATTCATACTTACGTTCATTACACTCACCTGTACTAAAAGGTTTATGGTGCATTGTCATCCGCTTATGCAAATGACTTCTTAACTTACCCTTTCGACCTTGTTTATCATAATAAAAACCACCAGACTCTCCGATGTATACACATTCTTCAAAATCTGATGGAGATTGAGAATTAGATGGTTTCATATCATTCCAGACAAACCCATAAACTGCACCACGCATACCAACTAAATCTGCTAATTTATGATAGTGACTGAATCTTATCCAATATACTGTTGGTATCATTTGAATTCACACTCCACCATAATTTCTGTTAGACATGCTAACAGGTTGATTTCTTGATCTGCTACGAAGGCAATCTGATACTGATACTTAGCAATAATAAGGACAGCAGCAGCAATACTAGGACCTTCAAGGGACTCAAAAAGAGCATCGTAGATACGACGCAAAAGTACAGAAGGATCATTATCCAAGTTATTGACAGCCCACTTACGAACCTCTTTAAAGTTCTTACCCTTAAGATTTTTGATAAGGTCATTTATGTTTACCTCAGAAAAATTAGCAAGAATAGATGAATCAATCTTACCACTTACAGAATGTCGTTGACACTCATTAAGAACTCTCCTCCAATCAGGAAAGTGTTTATTGATTAATTCAGCGACTACTTTCTTGTCTGCTTCAATACGTTCTTTATCAAGGATCTCAACCAATCTTTTGAAGAACTGTGCTGCGATTGTTGCTTTATGTTTTCCTGAGATTCCAAACTCGATGACTGAACATCTTGAATGGAGGGGTTCGATAATTCTGTTCTTGAAGTTACAGGTAAAGATAAATCGACAGTTCTTATAAAATGCCTCAATATTCGCCCGTAAGAGGAGTTGTACATCATGGGTTGTGTTGTCAGCTTCGTCAATAATGATAACTTTGTGTTGTGCATCCATCCCTTGAAGTGATACGGTCGAAGCAAAGTTCTTTGCTTGATTCCGTACCGTGTCAAGAAATCGTCCTTCATCGGATCCATTGATGACATAATAATCAACTCCTAGTTCTGCACATAATGCTTTTGCAACTGTAGTCTTACCAATGCCAGGAGGTCCTGCCAACAAAAGATTAGGGATCTCTCCCTTCTTTAGGAACTCTTTGAATGTTTTCTTTGTGCCCTCTGGAAGGATACATTCATCAATGGTTTTTGGTCGATACTTCTCTACCCAGATGAATTCATCCTTCATTAGTTCCCCTCAAAAGCATTGCTGGTTTAATCAATTCAAGACATTTTTCGGCCGTTTTTAGACCGTTCATTTGTGCTACATAATCTTGCCAAGTTTCTAGATCTGTTTCTCCATTAAGGTTAGCAAGTAAATTAATCTCAGCAATCTTCCGAAGAGATTCCTCGTCCATCAAACTGACGGTATATTTTACGAACTCAAGAGCGAGTTCCTCTTTTCTTTTTGTCATAATTAAATAAATCCTTTGGACTTTTTCTTAGTCTTTGGTTTGTCAATAACTTCAATCACAGGCATAGGGTCTAAGTTATGAGATAGTTCAGTAGACCATAACTTCTGAACCTCATCATATGTTTCTAAAATAACTGTCCAATCCTTATACACCATTTTATAACAATGTCTGTCATATGGCAAGTTACTTGTTTGAGTAAAGGGTTCTACCACTTATCCTCATGCGTATGAACCTTACCTTCAACGTGATTGTGTTCAATCTCTTCGATGTGAAGATGCTCTAAAGCGTTTGCGATTCTTTCAAGTGAATCTGCAATTCTTTTAATGTCAATAGAATTCATAATTTAATCAAATCCAATGCGGTTTTCTGGATGGGTCACGAAGATAATTAGATGCAGCCCAAGGCTTGGATGCGATATAACGTTTGTAAGCAGTGAGAGTGTCAATGCTTGTGTCATATTTAAACTCATCTGGTCCTGCAAATGCGTAATCTTGAACATAGTTGTAACATGTGATTGATTCTTTTGAGAAACGATGAAAGATTTTCTTCGCTTCAAACAAAGTCTTGCTACATCCATGTTCTTTACCGTAACGATGAGTGTACTCTGTTGACAATGCACACCCATGTTGAATCAACCATGCTGTGTTGAACAGACTTCTGCCTGCCCATTGTGTGCATGGATGATTGCGGAAAGCACCTTTACTTGTTTTGTATGGAGTGCCATCCTTCTTGTGTAGGAGATCATCACCCCAATCAAAATACCAATGTGAGAAAACAATGGAAAGCATTTGGCATGTTTCCAATGGCATCTTGACCACATGTTTGTCAGGTAATACCTGAGCAGATTTTTTTGGACAGTGATCTGTGACAAAAATATTCATTCTTCTAACCTCCAGCTCTTTCTCATTGTAACATAAGTTTCGCTTTTGGCAACAATATCTCTTACCTTCTTGAATATTCTCGCTGACTCTGCATATTTACTTGTCATATGATCTTCTTCTTGTGGTAATATTTCTTTCGTTCCTTTCTTATACTTTCTACCTGAGTTATGATTTGCATAACGTCTTGCTCTAGTAAATCCCATCTCTAGAAATTTACGACACATATCCATGCCAATAAAATCCTTACCATCCCTGTAATCTAGGTACATGGCAAAGATTTTATTAGATGATTTTACTGCTTCGTCAGGAGTTTTGAATCTCCAATGAGCACATATATCGTTAGTATAAGGGCGTACCAGTAGTACTCCTTGTTCTCCCCTTCCAATGCGATATAGCTTCCGAGTCTCTGCATTTGAAAAATCAAGACTCTTGTAATCGAGGTCATAATCAAATTCTTTCATAATAAAAATAGTAAGTTAACTAAGCTCTTTTTCTTTTTTGCTTAATTGAAATTACGGATATAATTGCTGCGGTTGCAAAAACAACTGCTGCTGACGCAAGAAGATATGTGGGATCAAATACTACGTCGGGTTGTGGTTCCCATGTGCCTGGCAATGTGTAGACACTAGGATGAGATGCAAATAACATTAATCCTCCCAAGTTAGATCAGGTTCTAAAGCTATATAGTAAGTCAGGTCATATTCAGATGAGGTAAACTGTGACAAAAGTTTACGAGAGATCTTAACTTCATATGTGCCAGGCACAATCTTGATGTTTTCTACCTTGAAATGTAATCCAAAAGTCTTAGTAGTTTCTCCTACAACGATAGAGAAATCATTAGATGTATCGTTCTTACGATCAGAAACAACCATCTTAATCTCATTACCATCACCCACAACAGAAAGATCTGTTAGATGGTAGACCGCTGCAGCCTTTAGAAGACGATCAAGTTGAGAACTCTTAAGTGTAAACTCAACATCTACAGATGGAAGAGTGATAGATTTCTCTGGAGGAGATACAATCACACTTGGATCAGCAAAGAAATACTTAGACTTCTGTTTGCCTTCTTTAATGTTGACAAAACTTTGTCCTGTGAAGTTTAGTTCTGGATCTTGAAACAGACCTAGAGAGTTCAAGAACTGACTAAGATCATAAACACCAAACTCTTGAGGAATATCTTCGTCAATGTTTGCCTCTGCAAGAATGTTCTTCATTACAGAAATAGTTCTCAAGGACTTACCTTGCTTGAACAGGATAGACTGATTGATAGAAGCAAAGTTCTTCAACAGATTGATAGTTCTATCGGAAAGTTTCATAGGGATCTTAGTTGCTGTCGTCATTATGTAAACCAGCGAAGTGGTATAAAAGTGTACAATAGTGGATGGCCTTTAGAATGTCTTTTTCATTCTTACCATCTTTTTTGCCGAATCGTGATAGGTACTTGATTGCATTGGATCGGCAAAATGCTTCCGCATCTCCAATACCTTCAATGAGATCTAGGGTCTGTGTTCCCTTATCTCCAGTATAGTGTGAACCATAGGTACTTGCAATATAGTTCTTTGCATGATCAAGCATTACATGTTCATTATACTTGAAATATGAGAATCTGTCTTCTACTGGTTCACGGACGTAAGAATCATCAAAGTAATGAGAATACATATCGTCAATGTCTGCCATGTATCTATCGTCATTTGTCGCAGCAGTGTTACCAGAACCCACTGAGATTTCTGGATCTCTATCTGAGATATCTTCTGGAACTGATGGAGGCCATGGTGAGCCTGGTGTCCATTCGTATCCACCAGACTTTTCTATCCACTCTAGATCGGTATCTCTTTTGTCCTCAACATCACTCCAAGGAATATCCTTATAATAATCTCCTTGGATTACTTCTTTCTTAGACTCAAAAGGTTTCCTTTTAGTTACTGTCTTGCCACCATCAGGTGACTCGTAAATAAACTTATCTTCTGCCTTTTTGTTTTTCTTTGTCACGATTGGATAGTCCTCCTCAAATGTACCGTCTAGAATTGATGCTGCTAGACTCCATGCGTTAACCATAGCAAAATAGGAAATTGTTTACAAGACTCTCTGCTTTTTCTTTACCAAACTTCCCTGCAAGATATCCTCCTACTGGATCTAATTTGGTCATGTAAGCATCAAAGTCTTTGTATGTGCTAGTGTCTGTTCCACTTGGCCTTTCTAATTCTACCATTTCCTTGTATTTTGTCAAGTATTGTTTGAACATATCAAGATGTTCGTCTACCTTATCGAAGGTAGTATATCTGACAAATATATTTTCAGAAAAGTGATTGCCCATTTCAAAGAATCGATAATCCTTTTCTGCTTTTGGTAGTCCTTCTACAGAGAACAGATATTTTTCTACAGGATGTTGAAAGTCAAATACGATAATGACTCTCTTCTCTGTAAATCCCATCAAGTCCATACCAAAACAAGGTAGATTACTGCCTGTTTTGGGATAGATGATGGTGTTGTAGATGGAGGATTTATCACTCCATATATCTACTTCCCTTGACTTAATAAAGTAGGGGTTGGTAAAGATCCTAGCGGTTAAGTTAGTACCTTTACCTTCCCACTCTGCCCATGTTTCCTTGACTTTTAGGTCAGGAAAAGTTTCAAACAGAAGGGACTTGTAGTTCTTCCATAGATTCATCAGTTGGTTTCTCACCTCCAAAGTTTACATCTGCATCAACCTTGTCATAGAGATCAAGGAACGCTTGTTTTGTTTCATCATCAAAGCGGTTTACACATACTTCGATTGCCTTCTCTTTGTTCTTCCAGATCTTGTACGCCTTGACGATATGTACAAGACGACGTGTGGAAATAACTTCCTCAACACCACCATCAAAGAAGGTCTTACGGATGATGTCACCCCAATCTACAAGACGCTTGCAGAACTCTTTATCGTCACACAAGTTACTCAAGATTTTTTCTTCAGTCTTTGGACTAGGATAGGACTGTTCAAAGGTTACTGGGAATCTTTCAAGGAAGGCTTCGTTAAGCACGTTAGTTCCAATAAATCGTCCGTCGTCTGAACCTTTACCTTTAGTGTTTGCGGTTGCGATGACGTTGAAACCGTTAGCTGGTTGGACGTATCGGCCAATCTTTTTAAGGAAGACTCCATTACCTTCAAGGATGCTTTGGAGACAGAGAATTTTATTACTTGCGAGGTCGATCTCGTCAAGGAGCAAGATAGCTCCCCGCTCAAGTGCCTCAATAACGGGTCCGTTATGCCAGACTGTGGAGCCATTAACAAGACGGAAACCGCCAATAAGATCATCTTCATCGGTTTCAATAGTAATGTTTACACGAACAACTTCTCTCTTGAGTTGAGCGCATGCTTGTTCTACACCGAATGTCTTACCATTACCAGAAAGACCAGTAATAAAGCATGGGTAGAAAAGTTTGGACTGAATAATTTTCTTTACATCAGAGAAGTTTCCAAACTTGACAAAGTTAGAATCAATCTCTGGAACAAGATTCTGTTCTACAGGAGGGACAACAGAAGGAGCAGCATAGGAACTTTCAAGTTTTGCTTTCTTCTCCTTGACAGTGAGGTTCCACTTACCTTTTGTTGTTTTGAACTGTTGCAAGTATTTTGTCACAGTTTGATATGTTACATCATGCTGAGCGCAATAGGCTTTGATGTGTGCAGATGTGATCTTGTTACCGTAAAGATCACGAAGATTGTTGATGAGTGATTCGGGATTCACTTTAGCTTCAAAAGGCATTGTTTGTTCTTGTCTATGTATACATTATAATGGAATGAGAGGTGGAATCAACCACCTCTGTGCCAGTTTGTCAACTGGTCTATGCGATGTAACTCATGAACTGACCTAGAACTTTCTTATTCATTTTCTTTGCAGAAAGTGATTTCTTGAAAGCAGACTTGATCTGTGCTTTAGTTGCATCTTCTTTCACTTCAAAACTAGAATCAGAGTTAAGTGCAGATGAGGATAATCCGAAGTAAGCATGGTATCCGCCACCATCAGTAATCATAAGAGATTTTGTTTTCCTCCATTGTGTCATGATGGCTTGGTGTCTTTCTTGGTCGAAATCAACGTAGCGACGAACGAAACTGTTGCAGTCACGACTATCAATAACTCTGATACCAAGGAAATTTACATCAGGAAAACGACCCTTGAGTTGATTAAGTAGTGCAGCAGTCAAATCATAGTATGCGTCTGCACAATGATAAGTCTTACCGTTTATGTCACGAATGAATACGTTACCATGTGCGGAACGTGTTCCCAAGTATGGTTCTTCACCTGATCTACCTTTGAATTCTTTATGGAACTTGAGAGGATGTGCTTCACCATCAGTAAGAGTGATGCACTGAATCTTCTGAACACCTGTTTTCTTTTTGAACTCAGGGATAAGTTGATTCAAGGAGACAAGTGCTTCGTTCAAAGGAGTTCCAGATAGACTCAAACGATGTGGGCACTGGTAGATAAAATTACAGTTCCAACGACCACGATTATCAAGAGAGTTTGTGAGTCTCCAGATGTTCATCATCTGTTTCTCTAGATCTCCTTTCTTACAGTCACTTGTTAGAAACTCAACCATTGCGAATTGTGCTTCAACATAAAGTTGACCATCTTTCTTTTCGTGATGATCTGGTGGATATGTCCAATCTCTGTAGTTACCATAATCATCATACTTTCTCTCTCCACGATTCCACTCATTAGTGAAAGCAAATACTTGGAAAGGAATTTGAACTTTCTTACAGAACCAAATCAAATTGAACAACTGTTTGATTGTATCCAAGAGAACATTACTCATAGATCCAGACCAATCAAGGACAAAAATAAGTCCATGATTTTTACCATCAGGTAGAGTAGTGATCTTTTTGAATAGATCTTCGTTGTACTTGTATGAGTGAAGCTTTGTGCAATCAAGAACACCTGTCTTTGATACCGTAGCACGAGAGTATGCGTCAGCAGACTTGCGACACTCAAATTCTTTTACAAGATAGTTTACTTCTTTCTGTGCAGAACGACGGAAG